TTCCCTGAAAATGGCTCGGCGAGGCACTATTCGGAATGAATGAAATCGCTATGGCCGAATTGGGAGAGATTGCCCGTATTCGGGACGAATCGACTATAAGGGGTGTGCCAGAACCGCGTATTCACACTAAATTGAATGATTTACCCTCTTACGGCGAGCAAATGATTAAATTCTGCGAGGAAATCGGCTTTGACTTGATGCCTTGGCAGCAATGGCTGGCTCATCACTCGCTTAAATACAAACCCGATGGCCGATGGGCTCACCCAGTAGTTACTTTGCTTTGCGCTCGTCAGCAAGGGAAATCAACCTTTATGGCGCTACAAATCCTATTTAGAATCTATGTATTGAAAGAGAAGTTGCAAGTTCATACGGCTCATAAACTAACTACCTCAGCAGAGCTCTTCTATAAGATTTATGCGATTATTGAACAGAATCCCAGACTAGCTGCTGAATTTACTAAGAAGTTGGAAAGTAAAGGATTTCAAGAGCTTCAATTTACTGAAGGTAGGCGATATATCGTCCGAGCCAATAACTCGGCTGGTAGAGGCATCGCAGCCCCTGAAACGATACACCTAGACGAAGCCCGAGAGTATAAAGATGAGGATGTTTGGTCTGCCTTGCGTTATACGCAAATGGCTTCAGCCAATCCTCAAATATGGGTTTATAGCAACGCTGGGGATCAACACAGCATCGTTCTAAATAAACTTAGGGAAAGAGCAATGGCTGCTATCTTTGGTGGGACTGATGATATTGGCTGGTTTGAATGGTCAGCACCTCAAGGCATTAAATTTGATAACTCGCCAACCTTTTGGCTAGGTGTCTGCCAAGCCAATCCATCACTTGGCATAACTATTCACCCAGATAACATTCGCGCCGTATTGTCAGACCCCGAAGATATTGTGCGCACAGAAGTCTTATGTCAATGGGTCGATACGATTAACCCAGTTATCAATCCGTCTCAGTGGGAGAGTTGCAAAGTTGAGGGCTTGCGACTCAACCCTGAAGCTGATACTTGGTTAGCTATTGATCTAAGTCCTAGTAGAAAAGAAGCGGCGCTAGTTGCTAGCCAGAGACTTGAGGGCGATAAGTTCCAAGTCATATTGCTTCAGACTTGGCACAACCCTGCCAATCTGGACGATAAAGCAATGGCTAATGATGTAGCGGAATGGGTGCGAAAGTATCCAGTTCAGTTGGTTGCCTATTCAGCCAGAACCGCGTCAGCGGTCGCAGCTAGATTAGCTCCTGCTGGAATTAGGGTTGAGCCGATAGATGGCCTTGACTATGCCCAAAGCTGCGATGAGTTATTGGGAGCAATCTCATCTCAGCGGTTGGCTCACTCGGGACAAGATGAGCTAACTAAACAATGCCTATCCGCCGTCAAACTCCCTTTCGGTGACGGCGGCTGGGTAATGGGTAGAAAAGTCAGCAATACCACAATCTGCGGAGCAATTGCCTCAGCCTTAGCGACACACTATGCGACGATGGCTGAAAGTGGAGTTGATATTCAAATAGTGTAAGTCGGCTCGCTTACAATGTAAGCAATGGGTGCTATAAGAGATTTTCTATTTCCAAGCGTTCAAGCTGCAAAGCCTGCAATGGTAACTGATGTCCAGGCTGCTAATTTGCAACCGCTTCAGAACCTTGATTACTTCTCCGTTCTCGGAACTCCAGTATCAATAACTCGTCAGCTGGCTATGTCCGTCCCATCAGTTGCTCGCGCTAGAAATATTATCTGCGGAACTATCGGATCATTACCTTTAACAACTTTCAATCGCATAACTGGTGATTATGTTGATCCTCATCGCGTTATTAATCAGCCAGACCCAAGAGTTGCAGGTTTCGTTATTTATAACTGGCTCGCGGAAGATATTTGGATGTATGGCGCAGGTTATGGCCAAGTCCTAGAAATGTATTCAGCGACCGATGGCGGCCGCGTAAGAGCTTGGACAAGAATTAGACCAAGTCGCGTTACAGTAGATACTGATATTCAGACCGATTCAATAACAGGATATAAAGTCGATGGAAAGCCAGTTCCTGTAAGTGGCGTTGGTTCAATTATTAGATTCGATGGCCCAGATGAGGGCTTACTTCATCGCGCTGGCAAAACTATTCAGGCAGCAGTTTATCTTGAAAACGCAGCAGTTAATTATGCTAAAGAGCCTGCTCCAACTATGGTTCTTAAATCCAATGGAACTAACTTGACTGCCGAAAGAATTTCATCCTTGCTATCTGCTTGGAAAACTGCTCGCCAATCGCGCTCTACTGCATTTTTGAATGCTGATGTAGATTTGAAAGAATTTGGATTTGATCCTAAGTCAATGCAACTAGCAGAAGCAAGACAATATGTAGCGCTTGAGTTAGCTCGCGCTTGCAATATCCCGGCATACTTCCTTAGCGCCGAAACAACTAGTATGACTTATAGCAACGCCGTATCTGAAAGACGCGGCCTAGTAGATTTCTCACTTCGCCCAATACTTAAGGCAATTGAGGAACGCCTATCATTGCCAGATTTTGTCCCTAATCCAGTAATGACGCGCTTTAGCTTGGACGATTTCTTGCGCGGTAATCCGCTTGAGAGAGCGCAAGTCTATGAAATCTTAAACCGCATTGGCGCGATGAGCGTTGAGCAGATTCAACGAGAGGAAGATCTAATACCTAATGAAGCTTAATATGCCTATGGCAGTTACAGCTGCCGACACAGTTGAAAGGACTATAACTGGCACTATTGTCACTTGGAATGAGCAAGGCAATACTTCAGTTGGCCCTACAATCTTTGCAGAAGATTCAATTGAGATGAAGAATGTCAAGTTGCTTCTTGAGCACGACCGCACTCGCCCAATTGGCAAGATGATGAAATATAAGAAAACTAAAGCAGGCATTGAAGCGACCTTTAAGATTGCAACCACTATGGCTGGCGAAGATGCTCTAGTAGAAGCTTCCGAAGGCCTACGCGATGGCTTTAGCGTTGGCGCACAAATTAACGAATGGACAAATGTCAAAGGTGTAATGCAAATAACTTCAGCAACGCTAGATGAAGTATCTCTAGTAACTGACCCAGCCATTGACTCTGCTCGCGTTAGCGAAGTAGCAGCAAGCGAAGAAATTAAAGATTCTGATTTGGCAACCGCTGATTCAGACAAACCAACCGAAGGAGACCAAGTGTCTGACACTACCGCTCCTGCTCCTGCCGTTGAAGAAGCGGTAGAAGCAGCCAAGGTTGAAGCGACAAGTCCAAGGCCAGCGTTCTATACGCGTCCAAGACTTGATCCTTCACCAGTTAAATATCTCGAGGCCACAATTAAGGCCACACTCGGAGACGAGTCTGCTCGTCAATATGTAGCAGCTGCTGCTGATACAACTGACAACGCAGGTCTCATTCCAACTCGCCAGCTAAGTGAGGTCATCAATGGCCTTGCTAATACAACAAGAAGCAACATTGATGCAATTACAACTGGTGTTCTTCCTGATGCTGGAATGAGCTTTGAAATTCCAAAGATTACAGTTCTGCCAACAGTTGCAGAAGTTGCAGAGGCAGGAACTCCATCTGAGACCGACCAAAATGCAGCGTTTGTAACAGTTACAGTCAAGAAGTATTCTGGAGCTCAAAAGTTTAGCGTTGAGTTGCTTGACAGATCTTCGCCACTCTTCCTAACTGAGTTGCTCAATAATATGAGCGCGCAATATGCAAAGGTAACAGATACAGCAGTAAATGCTGCTCTTATTTCTGGTGCAACTGCTGACTCAACCACACTTGCTACCTATCCAACAGCTGCAGAGCTTCTAGGATTCGTATCTCGCGGTGCTGCATCGGTATATAGCAACACACAGAGATTCGCTCGCAATATTATTGCTAACACTTCTCAATGGGCTAACTTGATGACTCTTAACGATTCTGGCCGCCCAATTTACAACGCGCAAGTTCCACAGAACGCAGGCGGCGTAGTTGCCCCAACAAGCGTTCGCGGAAATGTCGCTGGTCTTGACCTCTATGTAACTGCTAACACAGCAGCTACAACTGATACTGATGGCTCAATGCTTATCGTTGATCCAGCTGCTTACACTTTCTACGAAAGCCCAACCTTCCAGTTGCGCGCTGATGTAATTGCAAGCGGTGAAATCTATGTTTCTCTCTATGGCTACGCAGCAATCGCAACAAAGATTGGCGCTGGCGCATTTAAGATTAACAAGACCTGATAAACCCTAGTAGTGACGGCCAGTCCGCTCCCGAGCTGGCCGCTCACCTAACTGCTTGAAAGGATGACGAAATGCCAACAATAGTTACGGCCACAGAGCTTAGGACGATTCTTGGCGTTTCGTCATCCCTATATAACGATGCCTATCTAAACGATATTGTCGATGCTTCAGAAAACCTAGTTTTGCCAATGTTAGTTACTTTTCAAAGCAAGATAAACAAAGTAAAGCTTGAGGATAATGTCGCTTACTTTGAGACCGCAACAATCCAAGAATTTACAGAAGGCCAATCCGTAATTATTACTGGCTGCGGATCACCATTTAATGGCACACACACAGTTACCGATGACGAGATTTCAGATTATGTATTCACAGTCGCAATCACCAATGCTGACATATTGGAAAAAAATATCATCCCAGCAGGAAACGCTGCGCTCTCTGGACTATCAACCTATGTCGGAAATGCCAATGCTGAAGCTGCAATTCTGGCTATCTCAGTCGAAATCTTCCAAGCTAGAACCGCAGCAGGTGGATCAATAGAAGGCGTAGATTTTGCAGTAACGCCTTACCGCCTATCTAAGAATTTACTTGCCAAGGTAACTGGCTTACTTGGGCCTTATCTTGATGTTGAGACGATGGTGGGCTAATGCCTGCATCATCTATTGCCACCGATGTTCGCGGTGCTATTAAAACTGCTCTTGCTGGGGTAAGTGCCAATATCTATGACTCCGTCCCTGAAGCGCCTATAGTCCCAGCAATAGTCGTAATACCAGACTCGCCATATATGGAGCTTGAAGTCTTGGGTAAAGCTACAACTAGAGTCAAATTAAATTACACTATTACCGCTTGCGTTGCGTATTTCAGCAATGCCGCTGCTTTAGATAATTTAGAGCAAATGGTCATTAGTATTCTTGGAGCACTAAATGCTTCCAAGTATGAGTTATCAATTGTCGAAAGACCTTCGGTAACTGAAGTAGGAACCACAACCCTGTTAGTTTCAGACATACGCTTGAGCGTCCGCTACGAGCAAACCGCATAGGAGACCCAAATGCCAACAACAGTAATAACTGGGCGCGATGTGACATTCACACTCGATAGCGCTGATTATGACGCCCAGACAACTAGCGCAGTCCTAAGCTGCGACACAATTATCGAGACTTATCAAACCCTTGATGGTCGCGCTTATAAGTCCGTTGATAAGCAATGGACATTTACAATTGAGTTACTTCAGGATTGGGGAGCTGCAAGCTCACTATTTGAAGCAATGTGGGCAGATGCAGAATCTGCACCTAACACCACACTTGCAGTTTCATTCACAGCCGTAACTGGCGCAGTATTTGCTTTCAATGTATTGCCAATCTTCCCAACTGCTGGTGGAGCTGCTCCCGGAGCACTTACCGACACTTGGACGATGACAGTCGTTGGAACACCAACAGAGACCTTCAGCTAAGAGATCGGAGCATCGGGAGCTATGAAAATATCAATCACAATTAAATACAGCTCAGGCGAATCAGCTACTTACCAAGCTGGATTGCCAGAATGGGCTAAGTGGGAACGCAAAACTGGTAAGTCGATTTATTCGATGAAGGATATATCGGCCTACCAGCAAGCGGACTTCTTAGATCTTGCTTACTTTGCGTATAAGCGCGAAGCAGCAGGAAAGCCAACCAAGTCCCAAGAGATTTGGGAGCTGACAGTTGAGGAAATGACGATTGGAGATGAAAGCCCAAAAGTTACGAGCCCGGAAGCATCAACCGACTAATCATCGAGAT